CCGGAACGTTCGAGATGCTTCCTGTCGGCGAATGGCTGATCGCCGCGTTTAAGGAAGTACTTGAGCAAGGCGCCCTCGCCTGTCGCTTTGTTCTGCGGCAGACGAGTTCTTACGACCCACCCCCGAACCAAGGGGGAGTGTCGGTCGGGATGACTACGTTCGGGTGTGAACCCTCCGTAATCAAACCGGCCCAGCACAGGAGATCCCGAGAACCCTTGTCCATTTCTGAACTTAGGGTTCTCCTCGTCAATCCATCCTAAGTAAGCGATGGAGGACGTGTTGACTTCAATGGAGGGAAAGTATCCTCCAAGGATCGGTGTTAACACCGAGTCAAGGTATCGAGCAGTCTCGAAGAGGCCAGCGTAGTACAGCTGGTTCCTCAACGCTACGCTCGAAATGATCTCCCGAACGTCCGCACGTGAGGTAGGGAGCACCCGTCGGAAACGACTAATGGAAACGTCGTGCCCGTTGTAGTACTCCTTCCCGCAAGACTCCCGGAATTTGCCATTCCAGAAACTCTTGTCGCTGTTCACCTTAAAGCCGAAAGCTTCGAGGCGAGCGATCACGTGATGCACATAGTCTGTGGGGACAATGATGTCGTCCCCGTAGACGCGCACCTTCCCGTGGAACCTTCGCAGGTCCTTACGGGATAAACGGTGCCCAAGCCCATCTTGGATCCCGAGGAAGACCACAGCAAGAAACACCATGGCTTCCAACGGAAACGTAAGGGCTGATCCCATAGACGCGAACTTGGCCAAAGTTATATCTTGGTCAAGGACATGAGCCTTCCGGGAACGTGCAGCGTCAACCCCTCCCCAAAGGAAAGGATAACGATGCAGCATTACCCGTACATGCTCATAGGAGACACGATCGGAGGCCTCACTGAGATCCAGTGTGGCGAGATCCCCGTTAAGGGATCCCTTCCGAGCAAGCGCTTGGTTAGGGCGCTGGTCCGTGAATCCGATCATCGGAGAGAGGATACGATCCCTCTCCAACTCTTGCGTCAGTTCTTTGCTGATCCCCTGCTGCACATACATCATGCAGGTGGGTTCTTCGGCAATGACGCGATCTGTCTTCTGCGTCTTCGGGACCGTGATGACCTTCACAGGCCTCTCGGTCCCGGGATCCAGGAAGTTCACACCCTCTCTGAGGTAGTCAAACCTCAGGTTCGGCTGTCCGTGGTCCCCCCAAGGGAACCATTGGTCTAACCGAACGGGCCACTCACGCTGATCGAACTTTTGGTTTCCCATTAGTCCGTCAGCCGTGGCACCAGAGCCGTGGCCGCACAGGATATTACCCACGAGCACCTGATCGTCTAGGTACTCGCAGATCCTGTCATAAAGCAGAGCGGACATATCCTCGAGCTCCGTTAGGAGACTCTCGGAAGCACTACTTGTCCACTCTTGAACTTCTGATTCCGTCTCGATGTACTGCTCGAGGGCGTCTCGTGACCGCGTCTCATCAACGCGATTTGTGAGAATCTTGGCTGGCGCCAGCGTAAGCTGACGTACAGCCCAGATGCAATCCCTCGACGGATCATCGAGCAGGGCACCAGTTTGCTCATCGAACACCCGCTTAGTCAACCCAGATAGAAAAACGGGAAGACCTCCACGAACCCTGAAACTAGGGAACTGGATAGAAGCGGCGGAACCCAGCTCGAGGGCTCTTTCGAACCTCTTGCCGAATTCAGGAAGAACGATCGTGAAGAAACGATCGCCTTCGGATTCGAATCGCTCCGCGACGGTTTGGCAATCGCGGATGGTGCTAGTGCAGCAAAGCTCGCCGATTTCACGAGCGAGCTCACACCAGAGTACAATCAGGCTTTTCATCCTGACTCCTTTCACAAGGGGCTGGGAGTCCTCGCAAGAGGGCACTCGATTAGCCATGAT